GCGGCACGAGCGGATGTGTTTGACTACATCGAGCGACGCCACAACCCTAGGATGCGCAGAAGGGTCGCCAAGCAGGATCAGAAGGTTGCAGCTCTTTTAGAACCGTCCGTGATATCGGGGTAGAACCCGACCTTTAGCCAGCGACTGAAGTTGTTGCATGTAGCTAGGATGAAGCGTTTCCGCTCGAGCACAAGATCAGCCGGATTCAGTACCTGCTCGACGAACCGGATCGCGCACTCATCCGTAAGTGCATCCGGTCGTGCATCGGTGCCTACAAATGCAATGAGTCGCCGCAGGTGTGACCGCCGCTCTTCAACGGTCTGGGTCTTGATTCGCTTGCTCTTCAGAAGCAACAGCCAGCCTTCGGCCAAGCTTTCAAGTAGAAGTGCGGAGGAGCCGTTCGCGATGGAGTAAGCCTTCCGCACATTCGCAAGATCTGTGGGAGCCAGGATCGGATCGCCGTCGCTGTCTAGCGAGTGCCCGGCTACATACCTCTCTGCGAAAGCGTCAAACCCGTCTTCCGACTCGCGACCGGCCTCCACTTCGCGAGCAAGCGCCAAGAGCGCTGAGGAGCCGGAGGGGGGAGGGGGGCGTTCTCAGCGCTCGTGATCAGGCGCTGGAAGTCAGCAATGACGGCATGCTTGAGCCTGTGGGCCGCCGTTTCGTCGCGCGTTCTGAGGGAGCGTTCAAGCAGTCGCTGCCCCACTGCTGCTCGAAGGCGTAGAGGTACAGGGACTTGGACGTAATAGACGCCGTTCTTGCGTCGAGTGAGGTACTGCGGGGAGGTCACGTTCTGGTAGTTATTCTGGAAGCAGTTCTGGAAGTCTGCCTCTGAGACCCTTCTCTGACAAGGGTTTCAACTACTTAGGTGCCAGTGGTGCCGAAGGTGGGACTCGAACCCACACGCTTTTAAGGGCGGCGGATTTTGAGTCCGCGCCTGTTTCCTTGTGGTGAAAGGCTTTCACCGCGATTTCCGCTCCGCTATCGGAAACCTTCTGCACCTTCCAAACCATTGCGTGGCGGGACTCAAAAATCCGTTGCGGAGCGGATTCAGCGAGTCGGAGTCGCCTTCTGGCCGCGCCTCTGCCGGGTGTAATGCTCGGTCATCGTGACGGTCGTGTGCCCCAGCTGCCGCTGCGCCTCGCGGATATCGCCGGCCGATTCGGCCTTGTCCGTCGCCGCCTTCGCGCGCAGGTCACGGAACTGCAGGCCTTCCACGCCGGCCGCCGCGCACGCCTTGGCCCAGCGCCTGGACATCATGGCCACGCTGACGGGTTCTCCCCGTTCACTGACGATCAGGTAGGTGCTGCGCACACTCTGGCCCGCCTTGCGACTGCGCAGGCGCTCCAGCAGCACCGCCAGCTCACCCTCGACCACGATGCGCAGCTTCGCCCTGGTCTTCGCCTGCCTGATGTTCACCGACCCGTCGCGAACGTCCATTTCCGTCAGCCGCAGCACGTCGGCCGGCCGCTGGCCCGTCAGGTAGGCCAGATCCATCGCGTCCTGCACAACGGTGTCCGCCGCGGCGCGGATAGCCTGGTACTGGTCGTCCTCGATGTAGGCATCCCGCCCGGTTTCCTTGAAGCCCTTGATGCCGGCGCAGGGGTTCGGCAGCGCGGTGTAGCCCTTGTCGCGGGCGAAGTTCCAGATGTGCGACAGCAGCGCCTTCTCCCGGTTCGCGCGCACCATGCCGGTGCCGCCCTTCGTCCGCCATGTCAGGTACTGGCGCACCCGCACAGGCGTGATGGCCTCCAGCGGGCACGGCGGGTCATCGAAGAAGCCCAGCAGCTTGTCCAGCTCCTTCCGGTTGTCCTGCTGCGTGCGTGCTGCCTTCGTCACAATCACCTCTCGGCGGTACGAGTCGCAGACGGTGCGGAACGTCAGCACGGCTACGGCCGGCGTCTTCCGACCGCCCTCATGCTTGGCCCATTCCCTCAGCGCCAGCCCATAGTCGCTGCCCAGCGGCAGTTCCTTGCGTTTGCCGTCGTCATCCAAGCCAGCGTCGTAATAGTAGTAGGTGATGCCAGATTTCTGCCGGCGCTCACGAAGCCGGGGGATCGCCCCGGCCTTCTTCGGTTTCCTGCCCATCCTCATGCCACCTTGTTCGGCTTCCACTCCGCGACCGCGCGGGCCTGCGCCACGGAGGCCTCCGGCGCGCCTTCCAGCGTAGCCCACAGCACCCGGGGCCGGCCATCCAGCCCCTTGTAGTGCGCGATCCCGTTGAGGATCAGGAATTCCAGCTGCTTCTCCCTGTAGGGCGTGCCGCACAGGCTCCGCATTTCCTCTCGGGAGAGGCACACGTCACTGGCGGTCTTCTGGCTGAATCGGGCCATGTTGTCCTCCTTCGGCGATAGCCAAGGCAGCGCGCAGCTGCTCGGCGGTGGAATGGGCTGCATCCCGCAGGCGCTGGTTCTCCGCCCGCAGGCGGATCAACTCATCAGCGGCAGTTACAAGTTGCTCGCGCAACACCTCCTTCGGCGGCTGGCGCATGCGGCGCGGCTGGCGGGGGAAGAGTTGAGGGTTCATAGCTTCCAACCCTCATGGCGAGCGGCAAGGGTGTGCAGGTCCTTCTCGTCCAGTCCCAAAGCCTTCGCAATGGCAGTCACCTGCCACGGCTGCAGAGATCGCTTCCCGCGGGTCTTCGACAGGCGCTGCCTCAGTGAATCCGGCCTCATTCCCACTATCGGAGCCAGCTTAGTCAGTGGAACGCCTATGTCCCATGCGCGCAGCTTGATCGCTCCGGAGAGGGTCGTAGGGTCATATCGATGCTGGCGGATCATGCGGAACCTCCAGCATGCGCCATGACCTTTACGGCCTCGGCCATGTCGCCGCGGGCGAGCGCCTGCAGGGCGAGTCCCCGCGCATCCCAGATACGAACGGTTGCCGGCGTAGCGCGTGCGAGATCCACGCCCGACAGCGCGGCCAGCTCGCGGCCAACGACGCGGTGGTCAGTAGCATCATTCATCGTATGACCCTCCCGCACGCTTCCAGAAATTCAAGCCCTGGTTGCACCACGGCAAATGGCGCTTGATCAGTCCCGCCTTCTCCATGCGCTTCAGCTCTTTCGAGGCATCCGGTGTACGCACTGACAGTTGCCGCGCGACGGCTGTGGTTGATTGCGGACCACGGCTCAGGCGCTCTGCGGCTCCGAGGAACCATAGGATTTCTGCGGAGTAATCACCCATGCCGCCCCGCCTTCCTGCACCACCGCCACCCAGCCCGCAGAGCGCGTCCGATCTGGACAGCCACCCAGACCTGCACGAATCCGATCACGACCAGCACGGCGAAGATGGCCCACTTCGTTGCGGTGAGCAGCAGTTGGTCAGCCATTGCCGTTCCCCTGGCTGTCGATCGCCGGAGCGGCTGGCAGCGGCATCCAATGGGTCGGTTGCGCCTTGTGGGGCCAGCGAGCCCATTGCTTGCCGTCCCAGAAGACCCCGTACACGTCGCTGACATAGCTGTCCCATACAGCGATCACCACGATCATCGGGTGCTTTGCCTTCGGCGCAGTCTCGATTGGCTGCCATTCGACCTGCGCAGGCTGGTACTCCTCGGCCGCTTCAATGGCGTTCTGCCATGGGAAGTTCGCGCTGCTGTGTTCGCCGATTTCCACGCCAGTGATGCGCTCGATGCTCTCGGCAAGTTCGTCAGCGGCTTCGTGGTAGCGGTCGCGCTGATCGATGGTTTCACCAAGCAAGCGGTCCAGGCCTTCCAAGTGGGCCTGCGAGGTCTGCCGGGGCGGGGCGGCGTAGAGGGGTTTCTTCTCATACGGGAGTCCGGACTGCTTGCCAATGAAATCGGCGTCACTCTCGACTTCGACGTATCCCCACGTGTCCGAATCTCCGATCCGAACGCCCCAAGCCACCACCTCACCCACCGGCTGGCGGGCGGCGAAATCAGCCTCAGCCTGCTTTCGGCCTGCGGCAAAGCCAGCATCCCATTTCGCTTCAAGCGCAGCGCACTCGTCGCATGCTTCTTCGGGATTTCCGTGCGGGCAGCTCATGACTTTGCGTCCTTCTTTGATTCGGAATTGGACAGGAGCGATTCAAGGTCGAAGGTGTGACCACGCCAAGTGATAGCCGTGTAGTGGTCAGGGATCGTCGCGCCGATAGTTACGCTCTCGATCCCGCTGGCGACCTGTCTCGCGTGTTCAAACAGGCACTCACTGCTATGGCGGTGACCGTTGTCCTTACTGGCATTGCAGTTGGGGCCTTTGCAGGTCACGGCAGAGTCTCCCGGGCAACAGCCGGGAGCGCCGCGTCAGTAATCATGGTGTTCATGCCTGCTCCTTGTGCTGGTGCCACTTGATCGTGAGGGTGCGCCGCTCGGCCTTGAGGCTGAATCGGCGGGGTCGGGCTGCGGAGTGCAGCCAGGGGAATCGGGTGTGGATGCGACGCATCAGCTGAGTCCCAAGGCTTCGGCGGCGGTCATCCCCTGCTTCTGGAGCCGGTGGCGAACCGTGGTGGCGCTCAGGCCAAGCTCCGCGCACCAGGCGCTCAATGGCTTAGTGACGCCGTTGACAGTGAGGTGCCTTTTCTCGCCTCGGGCGCGCGCCGGCTCAGTCAGAACGCGCTCATCGGGCCAGCCCATTCGCACGCGGCCTTGCAAAGTTGCGAGGCTAAATCCGGTCCTTTCCACCCATGCGGCGAGAGGGAGGGTTTCACCGTTGAGGGTCAGGAGACGGTTGTTCGACCTGTTCCGACCGTTCTCCTTCGCGCTCACCCAGCGGCAGTTTTCGGGGCTGTACCCGGCATTGTTGTCGATTCGGTCGAGCTGCTTGTCAGCCGGGCGCTCGCCCATGTCCGCCAAGAAGTTCTCGAACACGGACCACCGTTCACACACGGAGATGCCGCGACCGCCATACCGGGGGTAGTGCCGAGCCTTGGGGTTGCTGCAGCGGTGACGCATAGTGGCCCACACCGTGTACGTGTGGCCGCGCCGGCCGTCCGCCTCCCTGGTCATGCCGTGGGTACGAGCAACCATCACAGTACCTCCCAGAACTGCCCGAAGCTGCTATATGCACGCAACAGCTGGGCAACCTGCAGGTACTGCTTCAGCTCGTCGACCTTCCAGACCAGCTCGCCGACCAGTCGCGCCTGGGACGCGCGGTCCCGCCATGCGCGCCCGGCACCGGTCAGAACCTCCATCGCCTTGGAGCGGAGGTCTGAACCAACTGCGTAGCGGTGATAGCGCGGGAACGCGCGCACGGCCTTCTCAATGTCCACAAGCAACCTCTCGGACGCTTTGATGATCGGCGGGGGCTGGAATCTGGAAGTCATCGCTCAGCTCTTCTCAAAAAGGCCAATTACTGACTGGCGCGGCGCACGGCCAACACAAACCCGTCGTAGGCGCGGTGGTAGGAGCCGAAGTGGCCGTGGTCGAAGTGGACGCCCCACGCGTACGAGGCACCGCCCGCGTAGTCCGTGCTGGTCCAGTGCCAATGCGGCTTCACGCGCGGGAACAGGCTGGTATCGATGGCCGGATCAGTGCGGGTGTCGTCCACCAGGGCGGCCAGCTCGGAGCGGGTCGGCAGACGCCAGTCGTCGTGCCCCAGAAGTCGCAGCTCGCCGGCAGCCTTGACGCACGCGGCGTGATTCATCGGGTCGCCGTCCTCGTCGCCGATGGACTCCACAGCCCACATCAGGCCGGTGGCGTGGTCGATGATGGCCACATGCTCGGTGCGAGAGAAGTTCCTGCCGCTGTTGTTGGCGGTAGTTCCGTCGGCAAACAGCTTCGTGTGCGTCACGGCGACCTGGCCGACGGTGCGGGACAACTGATCGATGCCCAGCTCACGGTTCGGCAGCGGCCTCTCAACCTGCTGCACGCTGATGCTCGACCCATCAATGGTGATCGAGGCACCGCCGGTATGGATGGTTACTGCGTTCATTGCGACTCCTTGCGGGTGGATGGGGTGTTGCTCAGGAGAAACTGCGGGTCGATCTTCCAGCCGGCCTCGCGGGCGGCGGTGAGGCGTATTTCGTTGGCGTCGAAGTCGTCAAGCTCCAGGGCGGTGATGGCAGCTTCGATTTGCCTGGGTTGCATTGGCGCTTTGACCCTCTGGAAGCAGCGCCACACGCTGAACGGCTTGCATCCCCAGGCGTCGGCCAGCCATTTCAGATCGAGTCGCGCCTCATGCAAGTGGCGGCGAAGCAGGTCTCGGGCGGTGATATGGGCCGGTGCTGCGAGGCGCAGACTGGCTTTTCCGGCGAAGCTCTTCATGCAGTCATTCCCATACCGGCCAGCCGCTCCAGGCGCTCGGCTTCTGCGGTGTGGAACTCGTAGCGCTCCCTGGCCGTGAAGTAGCCCTGGTCGCCGGCTGCCAGCGCGAGCTGTGCTGCCTCCCGGCTCAATGCGGCCAGCCGTGCCGGGTCGTGGTCGAAGATGTCGAGCTGGTTACGCATGCTGGACTCCGTGGAATAGGTTGCCGGCTTTGGGGATGCCCGGCCGGCGCGGGCTGCTGCCTGTGGGGATCAGGCAGCCGTCTGCAGCCATTCGCTGCCCGCACGGAGTGCTGCGGCAGACAGGGCATTGCAGATGTCGAGGAACTGGGCGTCGTCGTAGAGCTTCGCGGCACCCTTCTCAGGCAGGGCGTTGAAACCCAGCTTTGCCAAACCCTCGGCGCTGATGGTCAGCGGCGCGATGCGGGCGTTGATGTCGCCGAGCTTGACCTTCACGACGGCGCGCGGGCCGGCTGCCGGTGCAACTGCAGGCGTGCGCACCAGGCCCACGACCGCACGCTGGTGCTGGTGCTGCGCAGGCTCGTCCACCGGCTCAGCCAAGGCCACCGGGTCCGGCTGCTGCTGCGCGGCTACCTGCTCGGCCTCTAGCTGCTTGCGGGCCTTGTCCGCCTCTTCCTGGCGGATGCGGTCACGCTCGAGCTGCAGGCGCTCTTCCTCGGCCTTCTTGTGCTCGCCGATGCGGGCTGCGATCAGGTTCCGCAGATCCTCCGGTGCCTTGCTGGCGCACAGCTGCACGCGGTCCGGGAAGAGCGCGCCGTAGGTGCCTTCCTCCATTTCCAGCACGCGGATGTTGGCGCGGATCCGATCGGCCGCCTGACTGGCAGTGATCTTCGCGTTGGTGGCCACCGTATCTACGGCGTCCTGCATGCTGGCGAAAGAGCGCTTGCCCTTGATGGCGGCGGCGATATCGGCCACCAGCGTTGCAGGCATCGGCAGGGCGTGCGCACCCAGGGTCTGGTTGATCGCCTGGACGTGATCGATCACCGCGCGGCGGGCGGCGTTGCCGATCTCCGTGCGACGCTCGTCCTTCCGCTTCGCCACCAGTTTGTCCAACGCCAGCCGGGTTTCCCGGGCTTGCGCGCTGATCTCGTCAATGGTCCGGAACAGCAGGTCGATGCTCTCGGTCTGGCTCAGGGCGTGCTGCTTCGCGCCCTTCAGCTGGTCCTCGATCTCGCCGCACCACTTCACCGTCTTCTCGGCGTCGGCAAAGTCCTGATCCGTGACCAGTTCCTGGCTGATGCCCTGGAACACCGCGATGGCCTGCTCCTTCCACTCGACCAGATTGGAAGCGGTCACCATGCCGGTCACTTCGATTCGGAGCGCGGGCATCTGGTCGGGGGCGCGGCCAGTGGCCGGGGCAGCGGCGGCAGGTGCAGGAACGAACGCGGCCACGTCGGCTTCCAGCTGGGCCCAGCCCGTCACGATGCGCGAGCGCAGCTCCAGATTCGGGGTGTACCAGCAGTGGCGCTCTTCCACCAGCTCCCAGCTGTCGCCCACGCGCTTCCACTCGGAAGCCATGAACAGCACACGCTCGCAGCCTTCGGCCACCATGCACTGGTGTTCCATCTGCACCTGGTACATGAGCGGAAGATCCGTCCCGGTGCAGCCGTCGAACATGGCCTCGCGCAGCGTCTCGTTCAGGCGCTTATGCTCGAAAGCGGTGTCTTCCAGCAGGGTGAGCCCGTCGAAGCTGGCGGAGTACTTGCCGCTCACGCCTGTGACCGGGTACAGGTCTTCGCCGACGATCTGCTCCGCGATGACGCGCGCCTGGGCTTCGTACTCATGCCCCGGGTCGATCACACGATCCTTCACAAAATCGCTGAACTCGCGCGGCACGCCTGCCGCCAATTCCTTCAGGAGGTCAGTGCGAGTGTGGTTGGTAGAGACGCCGAGCATGGACGGCGCGTCGCTGGCGTTGAAATGCTGCGCGCGGTGTTCGTGCCACTCCGGTGTGCCTTGGATCAGCTCAACGGTCCTCATGCTCAGCTCTCCTCGTCCTGCTCGGTGGTTTCGTCAACGTCGGTGGGCGGGTTGCGGATTTCCTTCAGCTGCTCGGCGGTGAACCTCGCCTTCGTCTGAAGCGTGGCGATCAGGTCCTCGGCTGACTTCTTGCCGCTGGCGATGATGTCCCACCACTTCGGCAGGTTTGCCGCGAAATCAGACTCCGAGTACAGCGGCAGCGCCTTGTCGGCGGTGATGCTCGAAGTTGAGCGCGGCGATTCACTGCCGGCAGGAATATCCATGACCTCTTCAGCGATGGGCATGCCGCGCAGCACGTCAGGGAAGACATCACGCAACGCAAAGGCGCGGGCGCGCATCTGGCGCATACGCTTCGGGTACTGCGTCCACGGCCCCTGCTTGCCGGCAAGGCCGGCTGCCTTGGCGTCCTCCATGCTGAAGGTGCGGACTTCCTCAGACTCGCCGCGGCGCTTCACACGGCACACCGCCGTTCCGCCATCGTCCGATTCGGTGATGTATTCACACAGCGGCGAGCTGCGCACCAGGGCGATTACTGCGTCACCCCACAGGGCCGGGCGGCCGTTGATGATGGCGATGTTCTGCAGAGCCTGAAGAGGCTTCAGGCCCAGCTCGGCACCCCACTGCATGGCGATCAGACAGTTGCCCGGCTTGCCCTTGAAGTCCTTCGGCACCAGGTCGCTTTCGGCGAGGATGTCGGAGAACTGCAGCGCCTGCTCGAAGGTCTGCGGGCTGAGGTCGAACTGCTGGCGCGGCTGCGCAGTCAGGGATGTCGGCGATTCGGTCATGGCGTTCAATGCAGGTCTTCCTTCTGGAGCTTGATTCGGGTGAAGGGCGGGGCGATGCGCATCTGCTTGCGGCGCTCCATCGCACGCCGGAACGCAGGCCATGCTTTGCGGGTTTCCATCCAGCAGAGGATCGAGAAGGCGATAGAGCCGGCGATGCCAAACACCACGAACGAATAGGCGTCGGTCTGAATGGCGCGGACCAGCAGCGCGGCGAAGAAGCCGACAGCCAGGACGCACATGAAGGGCGCGGTGAGGTGCTTCACGCTTCGTCTCCTTCCACGCAGATGCCGTTCACTGCTTCGTCGGCGTCTACAGGGTCAATGGGTGCCAGCGGGGCCGGCTTCGGGATTTCGGGGAACGCCTGGGCGAAGAGGCGGGAAAGCTCGGAATCGGGGGTCATTGGCCTTCGTCACTCGCCGGCTTGCAGCTGGAGGGCTTGGGCGCGTCGTCTTCAGTGACAATGGCTGCCGTAATAAACCCGGGCCACGCCGCCACCATGTAGAACACTTCGTCGCTCTTCACTTCCTGGGGGCCGCAGTCTTTGGCCTTGGCGTTAATCAGGGTGGCGGTGACAACTCCGCCGATGACCATGTAGAGAACTGCTGAGAGGAATGCGTTCACGCGAATGCTCCTTGAATCAACAGGGACGCCGCAGCTCCGACGATCAGCCCAGCGATGCCGCCAAAGATGAAGAAGGCCCGGGACACTTCACGCGTCACGTTCTGCACAAGCTGTTCAGCGCTCATGCCGCACCTTTCGGGTCGAGCTCGTCGCGGAACATGCGGCGGAGGCGCTGGGCTTCGGCGACCACTGCAGCACCACGGTCGCCGGCACGCTGCGCCGCACGGAGCTTTGCAAACAGCGGCGCGGGGCTCAGGCCAGCCTTCTGCACGTTCTCGCGCACGGTCTGGAACTGGCGGAAGTCGTAGATCACGGCAGCCATACAAAGTCCTCGTCGGTAACCGGGTCGTAGGTGGGGGAGGGCTGCTCGCCGTTGAGACGGCTCAGGCGGTTGAGGTTTTCGCGGCGGACGCGAGCGACCAGGGCGGGATCGAGCGGGGTCAGCTCCACCATCTCCGGCGGCTGATCGTTGAATGCGGATTCGGTCACGAACTTCATGCCGCTTCCCTCCGATCCGCCGCCATTTCCATGGCGTTCTGCTCCAGCCGGTTCCACTCTTCGGCGGCCGCGTCTTCGGCGTACTCCCAGAGAATCGGGGCAATGGCTTCGCGCAGCTGGTCGTGAAGCGTGAAGCCGGCCTGCGATCCGCTGGGCTGGTCTAGGTAAAATTGCGTCAGGTTCGGGACCAGCGTGTCTTCATCGGCCAGGAAGAAGTCCGCTACCGCCTCACCGACCTTCTTGCTGTCGGTCGCATACTCCAGCTTCAGATCATTGGCCCGCTGGGCGATCCACTCGGCGCGCGCTTCGTCTGCGCGGTCTGCCTCGTCGTCGCTACGTGCAATCTTCCAATCTGCGTTCATGTCATTGCCCCTATGTCAAAAAGGCCAATTACTGACTGGCGCGGCGCACGGCCAACACGAACCCGTAGTTGTTGCGGTGGTAGTAGTTGACGCCGCCGTTGCCGAAGTAGACGTCCCACGCGCACGAGGCAACGCCCGCGTACAGATCGCTCGTCCAGAACCAGCCGCTCTTCGGGAAGTCGGGGAAGGCAGCGGTATCGATGGCCGGCTCAATCCGGCTCAGGTCGACCAGCGAGTACAGCTCCTTCGTGGTCGGCAGACGCCAGTCGGTGTGGCCGGCGAAGTCCAGCGCGTCGCAGGCATCAATCGCGCCCTGGTGGGACTTCTTCTCGCTGAGCGGCTTGGCGATCCACTCCAGGCCGGTGCTGGCGTCGATCACAGTCAGGACGCCGCCGTGGGTCTGGGTGAAGCGCTGCTGCGACTGCTGGGTCATCTTCGTCTCCATGCCCCGGCCCGGAATTGGGTGGTGTGGGGCGATGGAGAAAAGATAGGCGTACCTATGGCTCGGGTCAATAGGCGAGCCTATAGGAACACCTATATTTTTATGAACGAATCAAATTCTGTTCAGTTAACCGTATCGGGATCGGAGCAGGCCAGCGTCTTCGAACGAGATCCCGTCTCGCATGCAGTCTTCCGCGCGTTCAAGATCTCGGTGAAGTTGGATTAGGTCGTCATCGGGGAGCTGCTCGACCCCGGCATAGCCGAAGCAAGCCTGGTCGATGAGCAGCTGCATGGGGTGACCCCAGCGCCGTCGGAAGTGGCGAATCATCCGACAATGTGATTCACGGACGATGCTGTCCATGGAGGCTGCTTGCCGGCTACTCACCAGTGCGAGGGCAGGGCGGTGCGCCTCGCCCGCGCTCAACTGCTTAGTTCGTGCCGCCAGCCGCCTTGCGAGTTCCTCGAATCGATCCTTGTCCTGCATCATCCTGCCCCCTGATCTTCTTTGCTAGCGCCTTCGTCAGGTCGAGAACGTTCTCAGAGCGCACTGGGCCTCCGAACGATTCGACCACTTCATAGGCGATATCCAGCATATCGGGGTCGCTGATCCAGTCGGCTGGCGAGCCGGCAAAATCCAGGTAATGCCTCAGCAAGAGTACCGCCGAGGCCATCTTCTGAAAGTCGGGTCGCGTAGGTTGAGACGCGGTGCTGCGCCCCTCACCGGTGAGGATGTACTCGGGAGTAGTTCCAAGGAAGCGAGCGGCAGCCAGAAGGTTGTCACCCATGATCATTTTGGTAGCGGGCTTCGACGCCGTGTCGCTGAACCACTGGGACATGGATGGTTGGGAGCGGCCACAGGCGCGTGCGAGGTCTGTTTGAGACAGCCCCTTTTCGTCCAGCAGAGATTTAATTCGTCGGGCCCACGCTTCCATCAGGTAAGCCTACCGAAACATGATTTAGGCGAACCTATTGACAACGTCATAGGCGCACCTATACTCGCGGCATGGACAAGACTCCCGACTCCGAAGTGATCGACCGTCTGGGCGGAACCGCCGCAGTCGCACGCCTTTGCAAAGTCCGCTCGCCCTCCGTGAGTGAGTGGCGCACGAACGGCATTCCTCCGGCACGACGGCAGTTCCTCGAGCTGCTGCGGCCCGACGTGTTCGGCGACACCCCCAAGAAGAAGGGGGTGCGCCGTGCGGCTTGACCCGCGAATGCCGGTTCTGGTGCTGGACGAGCGCGGCCGGATCATTCCTCCGGGTAGTCGATTCGTCCACGCAGAGCGGCGATCGCCTCGTTCAACTGATGCTCCAGCCCCTCCATGTGCGCGTCCGAACAGCACGGGTGAGGAAGGCTCGTCGCGATCATCCGGTGCTGAGTCTGCTGGAGATAGGCCATGACCTTTTCCGGCGGGTTGCCCCATTCCCGAAGCACAACGTTCATCAGCACGTCGAATCCCACGATTCGGCCTTCCAGCTGCTGAATCTTCCGTTCCAACTGTTCCAAGTTCATCCCTGTCTCCGTCGTAGTTGAGGTTGTCTCGCAACTCCAATGCTACGGCGGGGACGGGCCCCAAGTAACCACCCATCACTGACCCCCTACGGACATGTACGCAGACCCCACCCACATTCGCGACAACGAAGTGAAGATCCGCCTGAACGACGACGAGCTCGCCGTTGTCGAGGCACTCGCCCGGTTCAACCAGCAGCAGCGCGCCGTGTTCGTGCGCAAGGTCCTGCTCGCTGGCGTCCAGAGCATGCAGAAGGGTAGCCGCGAGCTGCAGGCAGCCTGAAGGCCCGTTCCCGGCCCAGGGGAGGCCCTGTGGAAATTGCAACGAATCTCAGCCCGGCGGAAATGGAAGCGCTGCGGCAGGTGGCAGGCCGTCTGGGAGTGACGGTCGAGGAAGCGGCAGAGGCCGCGTTTAAGCGCGGGTTGGACGACATGTTCCGCCTGCCGCAGACACAGGGGACGGTCGTCCCTATTCAGGGCCTGAAAAATCCCGAGAGAGGTACGCCATGAACCACCCAGCACGCAACGACGACCCCAGCAGCAGCCATGAGGCTGCCGACTTCATCGTGGGCTCTGGCAAACAGGCCCAGCAGCAGGCGCAGGCCGCTGCGGCTGTACGCAAACACCCCGGAATGACCAGCCTGGAGCTGGCGCGCGCCACCGGCATCGACCGGTTTGTGCTGGCGCGCCGGCTTCCGGAGGTCGAAAGGGAGGGCCTCATTCGGCGCGGGACAGTCCGCAAGTGCGCGGCGAGCAATGGCCGCAGCGGCGTGACGTGGCACCCGGTGAATCGCTCCACGGACGATACGCCGCGCGCAGCCTGACCATGAACTACTACGAGCATCACATCGGCGATTACGCAGCAGCGACAGCGCACCTGTCTCTGCTGGAGGACGCGATCTACTCGCGCCTGCTGCGCCGCTACTACCTTCAGGAAGAGCCGTTGCCGGCCGAGCAGCGCCAGGTCGCGCGCTTGGCCGGCGCGCGGTCGCCGGAAGAGCTGGAGGCCGTGCAGGTGGTGCTGGAGGAATTCTTCGTGCTGGAGGGCGATGGCTGGCACAACAAGCGCGCCGACGAGGAAATCGAGCGGTATCAGGAGAAGCAGAACAAGGCCAGGGCCAGCGCCAATGCCCGGTGGGGCAGGTCCGCACAGCCAAGGCAATGCGATGGCAATGCGGACGGAATGCGAACGCATAACGAACGCAATGCTCACCAGACACCAGACACCAGTCTTACTCCAGATACCTCCACTCAAGCACCAGAGATCTCTGAGGGCGCGAGCGACGCCGGGCGCGCGTGCCGGTTGATGCGCGCCGCTGGCTGCCACACGACGAACCCCAGCCACCCGATGCTGCTGGCCGCGCTGGCCGAGGGCGTCACCCCCGAGATGCTCGCCGACACGGTGAGGGAGGGCCTGAGCCGTGCCCCACCTGTCGGCAAGCCATTCCCCTGGGCGATCACCACCGCCCGATCACGCCATGCCGAGGGCGCTGTAGCGCCCGTCATCGCCACCGGAAACGCCCATGCAACACGCCGCCAGTCACCTGCCGAACGAGTTCAAGCCAACATCGACCGCGCCGAAGCCGAGCAGCAGCGCCTTGCCAGCTCCGCAGTCCTCGAAGGTCATGCAACAGCTCTGGTTGCGCATGGCTGAGATTTACGGCCACCGCTGGAGTAGCTCCTACGGAGACGACCCCGCCGGCAGCGCCGCGCAGACGTGGGCGAAGGGCATGGCCGGCCTCACGCCGCAGCAGGTGGCGGACGGTATCGGCAGCAGCATCGCCTGTGCCGACCCCTGGCCGCCGACGCTGCCCGAGTTCCGCCTGCGCTGCCTGGGCATCCCGACGTTCGCCGCGGTGCGCGCTGACGTTGGTCGGCAGGACGGTTTCAGCCGGCTGGTGTGGCAGTACCTCGACGGGCACCGCTACCGCCTCGCCAGCTCCGACAAGGCCGACAAGCTGCTGGCCGAAGCCTACGACCAGGCCAAGGAGTTCGTGATGCGCGGCGGCCAGCTGCCGGGCGAACCAGTGGCCGAAATCGGGCACGAAGAGCGCGAGGTGACGCCGGCCACGCGCGAAGAGGTCCAGAAGCACATGGACCAGATTGCCCGCGAGCTGCACCTGTCCCCGGCAGAGGTCGAGGCGATGGGCTCGGATGGCGTGATCGAAGCGGGGGAGGGCATCCATGCCAACACCTGACGAGCTGCGCAGCGCCAAGCAATCCGGCCGCTGGATGCGCGAGGCGCACAAAGACCGAGGCGCGGTGCCCATGTTTGCGATGGGTGAGGACGGCCACCAGCTGCGCAAGGCGTGGCAGGCGGGCTTGAATGAACGGGATTCAGAGATCAAGAGGGGGATTGCGGCATGAGCGACATCGAGAAGAGGGCGCGGGAGCTGCTCAAATCCGAGTGCCGGGACCTTCGGGACGAGGCGTTCGAGTACGGCTCGATGATGACGGTAATTAACCTGCATGTCGTGATGAGAGCGCTGCGCACCGCCCTCACCCCGCCGGCTGGCTACGTGCTGGTGCCGGTGGAGCCGACTGAGGCGATGCGTGACGTGCTACTGGACATGCTGACCAACTGCCACACGGTCACAGAGTCCTATGACCAACTGATCGCCGTTCGCCCGGAGGTGTTGTGATGGCCGATAAGCGCCTATTCGCATTGCGCCACGACAACCCGCGCCGCCCCCTGGTGATGGACTCGGCGATATCGGAAATCCGGCATCGGGTCGCCGCCGGCGAGGACTTCGACGTCACGGTGAGCGAGCCGAAGCGCACGCTGGCCGAGAACGCCCTGCTACACGTCCTGATCACCGAGCTGGCCGGCCAGTTGGAATGGGCCGGCAAGAAGCGAGACGCCGAGACGTGGAAGCGCCTGTTGGTGGCCGCCTGGATGCGCGCCGAGGGGAAGCCAATCGAGATCCTGCCGGCGTTGGACGGTAACGGCGTGGAGCTGATCCCGGTGCGCACCAGCGGGTTGGGCAAGAAGGCATGCGCCGATCTGATCGAGTTCATCTATGCCTGGGGTGCCGAGCAGGGCATCCGCTGGGTTGCCTACGACCGGAGTGCCGCATGATCGCCCAGCTCGCAATTGCCGCAACTGGTGTCACGGCCATCTGGCTGACCCAGTCCAAGAGTGAGCGGGCGCGCCGGCATGCCTGCCTGTTCGGCCTATCCGGCCAGCCCTTCTGGTTCGTCGCAGCCATCAGCGCTGAGCAGTGGGGCATCGTGGTGCTGTGCTGCTTCTACACCGTGGCCTGGGCGCGCGGCGTCTGGAGCAACTGGATCGTCAGTCGGCCGAAGCCCACGATCCTGAGCCGGGAGTCGAGTCAGTGCGTGCATTGCGGCGGTGGCCCTGTCTTTTGCCGCCACTGCATGCCGAGCGAGGCAGACGAATGCGGCTGCCATGCCTGCCGCCCGCTGCGCCTGGACGACATGCGGGTGATCGTGTGCCAGGTGTGCGGCAACAAGCGCTGCCCGAAGGCGACCGACCACCGCAACGCCTGCACCGGCAGCAACGAGCCGGGCCAGCCGGGGAGCAACTACTGATGCACGGCAACTATCGCGACCGATCACTGCTCGACCTGGCCTACCAGCTCACCTGCACCCTGCAGATCGACGGGGTGTGCGAGGGAGGCCCGGGCGAGCCCTGTCACAGCAACCAGAGCCGGCACGGCAAGGGCGGGGCGCTCAAGGCGCATGACTGCTTCTTTGCCAGTGGTTGCCGGGCCTGCCATAGGGAGTTGGACCAGGGTCGGCACTTCACCCGCGAGGAGAAGGCTGACATCTGGCAGCGCGGCCACGAACGCACCTTGCTGCAGCTGTTCGAGCAGGGCCTCATAAGGGCCGCAGCATGAAGCACTACGCGCTCGGCCGGTTGAAGCCCGGCACCATGAATAAGACTGAGGCCGCCTATGACGCGCACCTCGCCCTGTTGCAGGCCGCTGGCGAGATCCAGTGGCGTCGGTTCGAGGGCGTGAAGCTGCGCCTCGCTGACAAGACGTTCTACACCCCTGACTTTGCCGTGATGGCCGCCGATGGCGTGCTGGAGATGCATGAGGTGAAGGGCTTCTGGGAAGACGATGCCAGGGCAAAGATCAAGGTCGCCGCCGACCAGTACCCGTTCCGGTTCCGCGCGGTGATGGCGCGCCCGAAGGGGAAGGGCGGTGGCTGGGTGGAGGAACTGTTTTGAGCCGCGCCGCAGACATCCGCGCCTGGCTCGCGGCCAACCCCGGCTGGCACTTCGCCTCGGACATCGCCGACGGGTTGGAAGCGTCGGGTAACGCTCGCGTCCGGATCTTCGTGCAGCTCGGGAACATGGCCGCCCTCGGGCATCTGACGAGAGTCGGCCGGCACCGGCTAATGCGTTACACCCTGGGCCGCGAGGTTCGGAAGTACGAGCGGAAGACAGCTGCATGACCACCGTGACCGCACTCCACAGGGGAGGTCGAAACATGGGCAAATCCGTTGAAGCCGCGCCGCGCGCCGGTAGAACTACTACTGCCTTCCGACAGGTCTGGAAGCCCCGCGTTCTGTGCGTGGTTGACCCAGCCAGCCCGATGGAGGCGGTGTCCCGAATCGTCCCCCGAATCACGGAGAACCAGCGCGCATGTGGTGTGGCCAGCTATCTGCTTATCGACCCAGCAACCTCGCAGGCATTCGTGCTGGCCGAGGACAAGCCTGTGGCGGTGGAGATGGCCCGACTGGCCGCGCGCTCGCCGTACTGGCCCTGGTTGGTGGGTACGTACCGCTTCAGCAGGTCCGACTCGCAGGCCGCTGCGGACGTGCTGGACGACATTCGGGAGCATCTGGGGATCGTTCCGCCAGCAGTGACCGCGCCGGCCCCGGACTCTGGAGTGCAGCTGGACCTGTTCGCCCAGATGGACGCCGCCGCATGACCAGCATTCATCGCCCCTCCGCCGAGGGTTGTATCGGCGGCCCCAGCTGGCAGGTGGGTAACAGCCAGCACCTAGGGAGCGGGTTGCCACGTTGTGGCGGCGGGGACGGGCTGCAACCCGGGACCGTGACACTTTCCGCCCGCGCGACCGAGGAGGCCCTGTGGTGATCCAGGAAGATGCAATCACCCAGGGCCTGCAATATCTCGCCCGCGAGTTCAGCCTGAGCCGACAGGAGTGGCGCGACCACCACCGCGGCGGCGACAGCCTGCTCGACGCCTTGGTAGGTCACGGCTATGCCCAGGAGCAGGGCGAGCGCTTTGGCATCACAGCTCGGGGGCAGGCGCGGTTGCACGCGGAGGCCACCCCATGACCTACAAACTGATGGATTGGGCCTGTGACGTTCTCCGGCACCACCAGCGAGGCCATGGGCGCATGCCTGACTGCCTGCTGCTGACAGCGGGGCAGGCGCATGGATTGGTGGCAGAGATTGCCCACACGACACGGGGGCGTCGCCAGCTGCGGATTGATTCCGTCAGGAAGGGCGAGGTGTACCTGATGGGCGTTCCCATTCGGCTGTTCGAGGTGGAGCATGGCAGCACCTCGTAAGCAGACCAAGGCCAGCCCAGGCAAAAAGGCTGCCAAGCCGACTGGCCGACCGAGCAGTTACACGCAGGACCTGGCAGAGCGAGTGTGCGCGCTGATTGCCCAAGGCGACAGCGTTGCCACCATCGGAGCAATGGACGGCCTGCCTGACGCGAGGACCATATTCAGGTGGCTGGCCTCGAACGCTGGAGGGACTGAGGATGACCCCGCCAGCTTCCGGCAGCAATACATGCGCGCGCGCGCGAGCCGGGCTGATGCTCGGTTCGAGCGCCTGGACGAGATCATGGAAGAGGTTCGCACCGGCAAGCTGGATCCATCGGCCGCCCGCGTCATGATGGACGCCATCAAGTGGCAGTCGGGCAAGGAGAACGCCAAGCGTTACGGCGAGAAGCTGCAGTTGGCCGACGCTGACGGCGACAAGCTGCCGCCGCCGCCGCCGTTCTACATCATGCCGGTGGCCCCGCCCGCCAGGGACGAATGAAGCGGGCCGTAAAGTCGCCACAGCCGCGCAAGCTGGAGCCCCATACGCCGCTCTCCCTGCCGGTCAAGCTGGTGCCGGTGCTGGAGCCGAAGCAGTTCAAGGTGCTGTACGGCGGGCGCGGCTCGGCCAAGTCCCACAGCGTGGCGCAGATTCTCGTCATGCTGTCGATGCAGGCCAAGCACCGCATCCTGTGCCTGCGCGAGATCCAGAAGTCGGTGGCGCAGTCCTCGAAGCGAGTCATCGAGGACTACATCCTCAAGATGGGGCTTTCGGCCTACTTCAAGGTCAACAAGAAGGCCGAGGACGGCATCACCTGCCTGCTGACCGGCAGCACATTCAGCTTCTCGGGCCTACAGGACCACACGGCTGACAGCATCAAGTCGTTCGAGGGTGCCACCCTGGTGTGGGTGGAAGAGGCGTCCAACGTCTCGACCAACAGCTGGAACAAGCTGATTCCGACCATCGTCCGCACCACCGGGGCGGAAATCTGGGTCACCTTCAACCCGGATCAGGAAGACGACTACGCCTACAAGCGCTGGGTCACCGGGCATGACCCCGACGCGATCGTCATCCAGATCAACTGGAAGGACAACCCCTGGTGGAACGAGGCCATGGAGAAGGAGCGGCTCAAGACGCTCGCCATCTCCCAGGACCTGCACGACCACATTTTCGGCGGAAAGCCGCGCGGCAAGGCCGGCATCCTGTTCAAGCGGCACTGGTTCAAGCGCTTCAACCTGGGCGACCAGCCGAAGGGGATGCGCTACTACCTGTCCAGCGACTATGCCGGCGCTCCCGACCCGGACGATCCCGAGGCCGATCCCGACTGGACCGAGCATGGCTGCATGGGCATGGACCATACCGGGGACACCTGGCTCACCGACTGGTGGAGCGGGCAGGAGGACCCTTCTGTGTGGATTCGCGCCTGGCTGCAGATGATCCGTCGTAACAAGCCCATCAAGGCGTTCGAGGAGAAGGGCGTCATCCTTCGCTCGGTCGATGGCGCTATCCGCCGCGCCATGAAGGAAACGCAGACCTTCGTGTCACGTGAGCCGCTGGCATCTGCCGGCAGCAAGGCGGACCGCGCGCTGGGCTTTGCCGCCCGCGCTGCCACCGGCTCGGTGCACGTGCCCAACACCGATTGGGGCGACCGCCTGATTGACCAGTTGTGCGCCTTCACCGGCGAGGATGGCCGGCGAGACGACATGGTGGACGTGTGCACCCTGTTCGGCCGCGGCATCGACCTGATGGCCCACGGGAGCCTGCCGCCCGAGGCCGAGCCGCCCAAGCCAGCGCCGTTCACCGAGAAGTGGTTTAGAGAGCGAGACGCCGCAGATCGCGCCGAAGACGAGCAGGCAGCCGGCTACTACCGTTGAAGCCTTCCCCCGTAGCGGCATCGTTGGGGCAAATGACCCAGCGAAACCGCCATGGCTGACCAGCAGCAGATCGCCGCCCTCGACACCGGTATTGCACTGGCCGCAGACCCTGATCCCGCCCGCGCGCAGCGCCTGAGCCGTGAACAGGCCGACGTGAAGCGCTGGATGGCACGGATTGAGGAAGCCCGCGAGTACGACAAGGAGGCGCGGCGGCAGTACGCCCGCGACCGGCGTCAGGCCCGTGGTGATTCCGGGTTCCTGGTCGATGCGAACCTGATCGGCACCAACATCGACAACTTGGAGGCGTTCCTCTACGCCCGGAACCCCGACTTCGACGTGTCGCCCGGCCCGGCGCACCGCATGCCCAGCCCGGAGCAGATTCGGGATGTGATCGAGTCGAACGAGCAGCTGATGATGCAGCTGCAGCAGCAGGCCGAGGCCGACGCGATGGAGGTGGGCCGGCAGGTGGCCACCGAGCTCACCGCGATGGGCGTCGACCAGCAGCAGGCCCTGGCCCAGAGCATGCAGGCGCAAGAGGCGTTCCTCACCCAGGGTGGCGTCGAGAAGCTGGTCAACGACGAAGTGCTGAAGCTGCGCAAGCAGTACTCACGCAAGTCGCGGGAAATGAAGCAGTTCGCCGACACGCTGGAGGCCGTGGGCACCCAGATGTGGAAGGATGCGAGCCTCAAGCGCCGCGGCAGGCCGTGGTGCCGTTCCTCGCTGACCATCGGCGTGGGGATCATGAAGGCGTCCTGGCAGGAACGCACCGCGATCGCGCCGGAGACGCAGACGGCCATCAACGACCTGCAGCAGAACATCGCCCGGGCCCGCGCGCTCGAAGCCGAGCTGGAGGACGGATCGGCTGGCCTGATCGCTGGGGCATGGGATTCGGTCAAGGGCGTGTTCGGCCAGAATCAAGAGGCCAAGGTCGCCGATCTGGAACGCCAGCTGGCAACCATCCAGGCTGGCGCTGAGCGCGTCGTGGCACGCGGCTACGTGGTCGACAACGTGGAGGGCGAGAACTTCCAAGTCGCGCCCGGGTTCGCCATCGCCAATCATCTGGATGCCCCCTGGAACTGCGAGTTTTCGTTCGTCGCCTATGAAGACGCCCTGGCTCAGTGCGGCCCGCATCTGGCTAAGTACGACCTGAAAGGGGTGGCTGAGAACATCCTGAATAAGGCGACCCGCTACTACCCGCGCAAGCCTGTCATGGGCACGAACGAGAGCGTCAGCACCATTGGCGAGAAGCTGACCGATCAGGACGCAGACGCCTACACGGCCACCAACCCGGAGGGCAGCGGCGCAGGCTTCGTGCGCATGGTCGAAATCTGGGATGCGGTGAGCAACACCGTGTTGACCGGCATTACTGGCGTTCCGTTCTGGGTGAAGCCTGGCTTCAACCCGCCGGCCACGACCCGGTTCTATCCATACTTCCTGTTCTGCACGTCCTCGGTGGACGGCCAGCGCCACCCGCAGAGCCTGGTGAGCCGCTCGATCAAGCTGGCCGACGAGTACAACCGCAGCATGTCGGCAGAGGTGGACCACCGCCGCCGCATCATCCCCAAGACTGCGTTCAACGCAGGCGCGCTGGAGCCGGCCGAGGCCAAGAAGCTCGAAAAGGCGCAGGTCGGTGAAATGGTCGCGGTCAAGACCGTCACGCCCGATGCGGACCTGCGCGCCATCCTGATGCCTGTCACCTACCCGCAGATGGATCAGGCAGCGTACGACCGGACCAAGATCGAACAGGCGCTGGAGCGCATCTGGGGTATTCAGGAGGCTATGGCCGGCTCGGTCAACACCGATCGTACCGCCACCGAGGCGGAGATCCAGAACAGCGGGTTCATGGCCCGCAGCAGTAGCCGCCGCGACAACATGGAGTCTGCCCTGAGCGATCTGGCGCAGTACACCTGCGAGATCGCGCGCGTCTACATGACCGACGAGGACGTTCGGTTCATTGCGGGTGATGCGGCCTTCTGGCCGCCGTACCAGGGGCCGGACGACCTGAGCAACTTCCTGCGCATCGAGATCCGCGCCGGCTCGTCGGGCAAGCCCAATACCTCGGCAGAGCGTCAGTCGTGGGCCAACCTGCTGCCGCTGCTGCAGACCGGCATCGCCCAGATCGGTCAGTTGCGCGGCGCTTCCAACGAGGCAATGGCCGATGCGATGGAACAACTGATGCGCCTGACGGCTGAGCGCAGCGGCGAGCGCTTCGACATCGACCAGCTGATCCCGCAGAACGATGGCACCCAGCCGGCCATGCCGGCCCAGGGCGTGCCCGGCAGCGCACCTCCGCCGCAGGGCGGCACCCAGCCCCCACCGACAGAGCAACCACCCAGCGGCGACCCCGCCGTTGACCCCCTCGCAGCCTGATAGGAGCTTCAAATGAACGACCAGACCATCGAGCAGGAAATCCAGTCCAAGGGCCTGACCGCGCCGCGTGTGACGCCGGCTGACATCGAAAGCGAAATCCGCTCTGAAGTCTATTTCACCGCTCGCGATGGCTCTCAGGCCACCAGCGCCCGAATCAAGTCCGAGTACGTTGAGGGCGAGCACATCCTCGCTCCGCTGGAACTGCTGACCTTCTGCGTGCTGGTGCTGCGCAACGGCTTCACCGTGACTGGTGAGTCGGCCTGCGCCAGCCCGGAGAACTTCGACGCCGAGATCGGCCAGAAGATCGCCCGCCAAAACGCCGTGGCGAAGATCTGGCCGCTGCTGGGCTTCCGCCTGCGCGACCAACTGGCGTCGAACTGATGCCCGGCCAGCTGCGCCACCACCCACTCACCGTCGCCATCTGGCGCGTTTTCGGCACCTGGAGTAAGTGACATGCCCGACCCGACCGACACTCCGGCCACCGCGCCGGACACCACCCCGACCGACATCACCGCTGACGCCATGGCCGCGCTCGACGCTGGCATTGCCGCTGCGGATGAATCCAGCCCGCCACCGGCTGCGGAGCCCGCGCCGGAACCTGCGGCACCGGTCGCCGATACTCCGCCGGCAACCCCCGCAGCTGATGGTCAGCCGCCCGCAGATGGCGAGCAGCAGCCGGCACAGCCGCAGGAGGGCGCTCCGCCTGCAGACGGCCAGCCGCCGGCCGAGCCTGATAAGCCGCAGCCTGACGCCGAAACCGAGGCCGAAATCACTGCGCTGGGGCTGAAGGACAAGACCGCCGAGCGCTTCCGTGGTCTGGCCGCCGAAGTGAAGCAGCTGGCCCCGATCCGTGACGCGCTGAAGGCGGCCGGCATCGAGGACGTGGCGACCCTGCCGGATCTGGTGCAGCGCGCCTCGGTTGGCGAGGATATGGTCAAGATGGTGACCGACACCGGCACGTCGCCTGAGCAGTACGGTATGGCGTTGGATTACCTCGGCCTGATCAGCAAGGCGCAGCGCGGCGACATGTCTGCCGCAGGGCAGGCCTACGAGGTCATGTCCAAGGAGCTGGCAGTGCTGGCCCAGATGCTCGGAAAGGAAGTCCCGGGCGTCCATGACCCGCTCGCCGCCCATGCGGACCTGCTTGCCGAGGTGCAGTCGGGCGACCTGCCGCGCACTCGCGCCTTGGAGATCGCCTCCACCCGCGCGCAGGGTGCCTACAGCAGCTCAGCCCAGCGCCAGCAGCAGGAGGCGCAACAGGCCGCCCAGCAGGCTGAGCAGGACGGCATTGCCTGGCTGCAGAAGTTCGACGCCGACGCCCGGGCGCAGGACCCGCAGTATGTGGCGAAGCGTCCTGCGCTCAACGAGGCGGTGGCCGAGATTCGCCGCACCATGCACCCGAGCCAGTGGCCACAGGCAACCGCGCTTGCCTACGCCCGCATCCAGGCACCGGCAGTTGCAGCGCCCGCCGCTCCGGCAGCCCCGGCTCAGCCGCGCCCCGGCCCGATGCGACCGAACGGGCCGCAGCCGACGATGGCCCCAGCCTTCACCGACCCGATGAAGGCGATGGAGTTCGGGATCGAGCAGGCCAACAACGCCGCCTGACCCGCAAGACCCCGCTTCGGCGGGGTTTCTTGTATCCGTTGACGCCTTCGGCAAGGCGGGCAATCTGGCCCTGCGGCTGACAACCGCGCCACGCAAGCAGTACGCCGGAGTCGCGCCCGGTAGGGCAGTGAGAGGCCTCGCCCCCCTCGAACGTGGATGGAAGCACAACCCCATTCCCATTCGAGGACATCCATCATGGCCTGGACCACTGCCCAGCTGACGCAGGGCGCGAACTACACGCTGGAGAGCTACGCCTCCGGCGATCCCATCGACCAGATTTCGGTCGCCCACCGCACGCTCGACCTGTTCGTGCGCGACAAAGAGGTGTCGTTCTTCGGCAACGGCATCTACAACGAGAAGCTGTTCGTCTCCAACGACAGCAACTACCAGAACTACGAAGGTGCCGATCAGGTCACCTACAACGAGCGCGACCCGAACCGCTTCGCCAAGTTCCAGTACTACAGCAACCACGAAGGCTTCTGGTTCGACGAAGACCGCCTGATCCGCAACGGCATCACCATCGATGACGCCGGCGTGGCTGTGCCCAGCTCGCAGGAAAAAGAGCAGCTGGTCAATCTGCTGAAGTCCAGCTGGACCGCCATGAAAAATGGCCTGCAGGAAGGCCTGGCTCTGGAAATGCTGCAGAACGGCAGCCAGAGCGCCAAGGCCATGCCGGGCATCGACCACCTGATCTCCACCACCCCAGGCACTGCGGATGTGGTCGGCGGCGTCAGTGGTGTGACCTTCAACTACTGGCGCAACAACGCCAAGATGGCCATTGCCTCCGGCGGTGTCGTCGCGGCGCTGGACGAGATGTACGACGCCTGCGTGCGCTACGGCGGCGCGGTGCCGACCGACATCCGCTGCGGTCAGGCCTTCCTGAACGCCTACAAGGCCGAGGCGAAGGAAGAGGTCAACCGCCAGATCATCATCGGCTCCAACGGCGGCACCGGCCTGGACGCCTCGGTCACTGCGGTGTTCTACCGCGGCATCGAGCTGATCTGGGATCCGACCTTCGAAATGCTGGACGCGAAGCTCGGCGCGATCACCTACCCGTGGACTAAGCGCTGCTACCTGTTCAACCGCAACTTCCTCAAGTTCCGCCCGGTGAAGGGCAACTGGATGAAGAAGCGGAAGCCGGAAAAGCTGCCCGATCGCTACGTGACGTACTACGCGCAGACCAACAAGTACGGCATGACGATCAGCAAGCGCAACGTGCACGCGGTGCTGTCCATCGCCTGATCCGGCCTGAGGCCTGATCCGAGTGTCCCGGCTTCGGCTGGGCACTCGCTGAAACCCATCCGGCTACAGGAGCCACTCCCATGAAGTCCACCCCGATCACCGCCACCGCTTTCAAGACCGGCAACAGCCCGTTCCTGCGCGGCGGCAGCGCGACCTTCTCCAACCTGAGCGCATCTGCGGCAACCCTGCAGGGCTCGGACACCGAGGCGGGCACCTACACCACGCTCGCCACGCTGCCGGCGACCAGTCAGACCGAAGTCCAGAACCTGCCGCAGTGGATCAAGCTGTCCGCCGCCGGCACCGTCTACGCCCTCGCGGGCTGATGTTGGGGGCGGCCGCACTCCGGCCGCTTCCTCCCTGATTCCCGTAGGAGGGAACATGAGCAAGCCGACGACCATCCTGCCCGTGGTGCTGGTGAGCATCCAGCGCAGCGAGTACCACACCATCACCGACTCCGTGCCGAAGCACGAAGTGGAGATCCTCCAGCTGATCCACGGCGAGGACAACGTGGAAGTCCTCAATGACGACTACCACGCCGTGGAGTTGCCGAACAACGCGACGCAGGAGTATCAGCGCCTGATCAGCAAGTACAGCGAGAAATACCGGCCGGCCATCGACCAGGTATTCCGCAACGGTGCGCGCGACATCGCCAAGGAAACCGGCATGGAGCTGGGCAAGGACAGCTTCCGCAAGCAGTCCGAGGCGGTCATCGACAGCAAGCTGCCGCCGCGTCCGGGTCAGAAGGGCTACGAGCAGCCGGCCACCACTGCGCAGTCGGTACAGGCCGGCGGTGGCTCGCAGGAAGGCGAGGGCGAGGAAGAGCAGGAAGAGCTCTCCCATGCCGACCTGCGCGCCGAGCTGACCCGTCTGGGCATCGAGCACAAGGGCAACGCCTCGCGAGACAGCCTGCAGGCGTTGTACGACGCAGCTCAGGCCGGCGCTGCTGACAGCACCCTGGGCGAGTAACTCCCGCTCGCGTGTAGCAACCAAGCGGGCTGGGGCAACCCGGCCCGCTGTTTAAGAGGGCTCCAATGAGCATCACCGACGCCATTCAGTGCGGCTGCGCGAGCAACGAAGGCAATCAGACCCTCGCACAACTGCGCAAGCGGCTGATGGTCCGGCTCGGCTATGCGGCTCAGGCGGCATTCCCGCCGCCGGGCATGAAGGAGCTGCTGAACGACTTCCTCTACAGCGCCCAGGTGGTGCTGTCGGCCCGAGAGATTGGCGCATTCCGCACCGAGCGCTGGTTCTCCTGGCCGCTGACGGCTGGGGTGCGGCTCTACGACTACCCCGAAAATGACGAGCGCAACGCGCCGCAGGAGTGCCCGGCGGTCATCGACCCGTCGAAGGTCGCCTACGTAGGCGTCGAGCGCAACGGCGTGTGGACCCCGCTCCGCAAGGGCATCCGCACCAGCTCTTACACCAGCGACCAGCTCACCGGGCTGCCGCAGTGCTACGAATTCCGCAACTGCATCGAGCTGTGGCCGGCACCGGACGACACGCTGGGCAGCTTGGTCATCAAGGCCCGGGCCAGCCTGAGCCGGTTCTCCGAGGACGCAGACAAGACCAGCATCGACAGCGAGGCTGTGTATCTGCTGGCCCTGGCCAATGCCAAGGCGCACTACCGGCAGGCTGACGCCAGCACCTACCTGTCGCAGCTGGAGGTGCACATCCGCAACCTGGTTGCCGGTACGCACGCCACTGGCCGGTACAGGCCCGGCCCGGATATGGCCGAACTGGTCTGGGTTCCGCCTGTGCCGGAGGTGCCGTTCCCATGACCGGCCGCATTGTCACGCTCACCGCCATCAAGGGCGGCATCAACCGGCTGCGCACGAAGGGCGGCGCGGATGCCAGCAGCCTCTACGATCTGGTCAACGGATACGTCGATCAGGCCGGCGTGCCGCGTTCGCGGCCTGGCTCGAAAAGCCGCGTGTCGCTGCCGGTCGGGGCCACGAAGGGAATGTGCGCCTACGACGGCAAGCTGATCGTCTTCAGCCACGTTCCGCAGGACATTCCGGCCAGCACACCGGCCACGGAGTGCGAGGTGCTGAAGCACCCGAACACACCCGACCTGCCGCTGAAGGAAATCCACTTCGCCGGGCCGTTCCTGGGCTACCTCTACGTGGTGGCCGAGTTCATCAATGGTGACGTGTACCACTACTGGCTGCAGCGCGGCACCACCTGGGAGCCGGGGAAGGTGTACCTGCCCGGCGCGCTGGTCATTCCGACCGACCCCAACGGCATCGCCTATCAGCTCGACAGCGGCACGCAGACCTATCCGGTGTGGCTGAAGAACATCGCGCGCGCGCTCGGCGATGTCGTCGTGCCCACCACCGACAACGGCTACAAGTACACCGTCACGGACGTGTTCGGCCCGGCCCCGCGCTCTGGTGCGATCGAGCCGAGCTGGCCGACCGCTGACGGCGCAACGGTGTTTGAAGACAGCGACGTGGCCAACCCGACGCCGGTTGTGGGCGAGCAGTCTGGCAACAACAACCTCCCGCCGGATGTGACGGACCGCTACCAATACGCGCGGCCGGCAGGCGCTACTGGCGTCTACACGGAGGCCAACTGATGGCGGCTCCCTTCTGGCAGGCCGGCAACCTGTATCTGCCGGGCGACATTGTTCAGCCGATCACCCAGCCGCCGCCGAACAACCCGCAGGTCACCAACGGCAACTTCTCTGCCGGGTCGACGGGATGGACCTTCAGCGGCGCGGCCGGCTATGTCGCCACTGGCGGGTATGGCGGCGGCGGTGCGGCGCGCCTGCCCGGCAACCAGGCCGATGGCGTAGCGCTCAACAACACCCAGCTGGTCGTTCCGGTCGGCGGCCAGCTGACGGCCACTTCGATGATCGCCCAAGGCGCATCCTCGCGCGGCCGCACCGCTGGCTGGACCGAGATTCAGTGGTTCGACTCGCTCAACACCCTGTTGCAGACCGACGCCGGCAACAAGGTCGACGATGGGTCGGGCGGGGCCTGGCACCAGTCGGCCGTCACCGCGACCGCACCGGCATCTGCCGCCTACGCGCGCGCAGCCATTCACCTGACCTCAGACGCCGGCCACAACGATCAGATCCTCGGCGACAACCTGTCGGTCAGCGGCGCTACGGCCGGGCTCCCGGAGGGGCTGGTCTACCGCGCCGTGCAGGCTGAGTCCGGAACCTCTGGCAGCAGCGAGCCGGCATGGCCCGGCATCCTGGGCCAGCAGGTCATCGACAACGAGGTGATCTGGGAGGCGGTGACCACCAGCCGCGTCACATGGACCGCTTCGCCGCGGTACGTGAGCGGCAGCACCGAGCCTGTGTGGCCGGAAGACATCGGCGCGATGGTGCAGGACGGCACGATCAACTGGCGCGCGGTATCGCGCCGGGTGGAAGACGAGAAGTGCCCGCGCACGAAGGTAGTGGCCATCGTCGCGAGCAAGGTGTTTGCCGCCGACAAGGACATTGTGCGGTACAGCGCCACGGCCAACCCGCTCGACTGGTCCAGCGCCGACAATGCCGGCTACCTGCCCACCGGGCTGCAGCAGGCCAACGCCAACGACATGGCCGTGCTGGCGCAGTACCGCGCCAACCTGGTTGCCCTGAATGCCAGCAGTTTCCAGAACTGGCAGGTGGACCCAGATCCCAACTCCATGGCGATTCTGGACCAGATGGACGGGGTGGGCTCGCAGTGGCAGAAGGCTGCTGTGCCGGTGGCGAACGACCTCGTTTACCTCTCGCAGCTGGGTGTGCGCACGATCGGCATTGCCAACGCTGCTGAGAACTTGGCTGCCGGGGACATTGGCGCGCCCATCGACGTGCTGGTGCAGCAGGCCATGCTGTACGCAGACCGCACCAACAAACCGCCGCTGGCCACGTATTACCCCGGCGCGGGCCAGTACTGGCTGGCGTTCCCGGACTACCCGCCGCCGCAACTGGGCGTGTTCGGCGCACTGCCGCAGGTCGGCTGCGGAGATGAAGTCAACTACGCCTATGTGATCGCAGGCGGATTGCCGCCGTACACCGTCGAGATCGTGGACGGCGCGCTCCCGGAAGGCCTGAGCATGGATTCGTCCGGCCTCGTCACTGGCGAGGTGGCGAGCGGCGGCGATGCGGTGTGGACCGTGCGCGTCACGGATGGCCTGGGCGATACCGCCGACAAGGTCGAGAATCGCACCGGCAACGCTGGGCTGTTCAAGTACCTCACCACGCGCCTGTACCCGCTGGAGATTCCTGCGGAGTCGATTTCCCTGGCGTCGTCGGTTGTAGGCGGGACTTTCCGCGACATCTTCCACGAATACGAGGTGCCCGCCGAGGCCGTTTCCCTGGCGTCTGAGGTGTCCGGAGGAACACTGCGGCCACTGCTACTCGGGATCGACGTCTTGGAGTCGCTGTCGCTCTCCAGCGCAGTCACTGCCGGAACTCTGCGCAACATCCTCAAGGGCTACACGGTGCCGGCTGAGGCGGTGCAGCTCTCGTCCGCCGTTGAAGCCGGAACCCTGAAGCAGACACTTATCACCACCAACATGGCTCCCGAGGCTATCGGGCTGTCGTCCAGTGTCGTAGGAGGCACCCTGACATGAGCAACACCATGAGCGCCCATAACGGCTACGCCGGCTGGTTCAAGATGGAGGCCTTCCGGGTAGATGCGGATGGCATCGAGATCCCTGGCAGTCGTCGTATTGCCGCCGACTGGTTCCCGAACCTGATCACGAATGCTGGGCTGGATTTCCTCGGCACGAGCGGCAGCACGCTTGTGCAAGGCTTTTGTCGCGTCGGCACTGGCAATACCGCGCCGGCAAATGGGAACACTGCTCTGGTTTCCCAGGTGGCGGTCAGCAGCACCGTTCAGGCCGATACCAATGGCGTGAACCGGGCAGGTCTGCCGACCGTGTTCTACGGCTGGCGACGACGCACGATCCGTTTTGCTGCGGGCTCGATGGGGGCTTCCGCTGTGAATCTTGCAGAAGTTGGGGTTTCCCCGGCTGCCGCGAGCGCACTGTTCAGTCGCGCCCTGATCCTCGATGGCGGCGGCTCTCCAACGACGATTGCAGTCCAGCCGGATGAGGTGCTGGACGTGACCTATGAGCTGCGCATCTACCCGACTTTGGTTGATGCGAATGGCACGGTGACGATTGCGTCCGTGTCCTACAACTGGACCGCTCGTCCGCTGATCCACACTGACTACGACACCAACTGGAGCAGCACTATTGGGCTTGGCATCGGGTTCAATACGACAGGCGGTAACGAACTGGTCTACGGGCCAGCTGTGGCAGCGGCGTTGCCGGCTCAAGGAGCAAAGCCCGTTTCCCTCGTAAAGGCCGGCACGATGGTGCCTCAGACGTACACCGCTGGGCAGTACGCACGATCGTTCTTGTTCGACATTCCGCTCAACGACGCGAACGTTGCGGGCGGAATCGGCTGCTTCTTCGCAGCAACTCTGCCCAATAGCGGCGGCCAGGCGGGCGGCGCGTGGGCCTGGGGCCTGTCGCCCAAGCTGCCGAAGGACTCCAACTATGTCAGCACCTTCATGGTGCGCCAGAGCTGGGGGCGCTACAGCCCATGATCCCCGCTGGCGGCCTCTCCAATCCAGCGCAGCCCGCCCCATTCGTGGAGCGGGTAAACTCGACGCTGCTGCCCCTGATCGACTACGAGATGGGCGGCGTGGCGCTGAATGATCCGTCACAGGGCCTGTGGGTACAGCTGTGGCGTGTGCGCGTGGATGGCGACGTGGTGTATCTGGGGCCTGATGAAGGCACGGAGCAGCGGGCCTTCATCCGCGCCGGGATCACGGAAGTGGCGCTGGCCTTCGACCAGAACATGCAGCCGGTAATCGCCTTCGTGCAGGCTGGGCAGGCGTGGCTGTGGTGGTTCGACAGCACCGTGCCGGGCATGGTGTTCACCCAGTTCGCCGGAATCATCAATCCGCGCCTGACCTTGGACGACAAACGAGCCGGGCAGGTGGGTAATTCCGACGTGATCCTCGCCTACCTGCGCGCTGGCTCGCTGTACTACCGGCAGCAGCGTGACCGCTATCAGACCGAATACCTACTGAGCAGCGATCCGCCATGCGGCGGCCTGGCCGCAGTGTGCATGTCCACCGGCAACCGCCTGCAGTTCGCCTTCGGGGGTGCCTGATGCAGTCCACCGTTTTCGTCTACACGATGCGCAGCGGCAAGTCTGGAGCCTGGAGCCGCTACCTGTTTCCGTTCTCCGTGGATGCGTTCGCCCAGCTGGGCAAGGATCTCTACATCAGGCATGGGGACGAGATCAGCGCCGTGAGCGACTTTGCGCTGGGGGACGATGTGGGCGGGGCGACGATCCCGTTCGGCGGCACCGTGTGGTGGCCCTATCTCGATTTCGGAACCCCTGGCATCACGAAGATGATGGAGGGCTTCGACATCGTGAGCAGCGGCGCGCCAAGCATCAGCATCGGGTACGACCAGCGCAATCTGGCGGCGTTTACCGAGCCCTACGCGCTGGACCCTGACACGCTGCCGGGCGGCGTGATCCCGTTCCCGATGGCTGCGCCGACCTTCAGCCTGCGCGTGGACTTCGCGCCGGGTCAGAAGTGGAGCCTGCAGCAGGCGTCGCTGAGCTTCATAGACCTCGGTAATGGGCCATGAAGATCACGACCACCTCGCAGGTGATGATCGAGGACCTGGCCTATCTGGCGCGCCGCATGCGCCCGGACGAGATCGAGCAGGATCTCGCCATGACCGGTATGTCCGAGTACGACCCGGATCAGGCCATTCTCAAGATGGCCTCGGTCTACGGCCCCAAGTTCCTGATTCTGGCTGACAACACCCCCGTTGTGGCCGGCGGCTTCTGGCAGGTCCGCCCGGGCGTGTGGGAGGGCTGGCAGCTCGGCACCATGGACGGCTGGGATAAGGCTTGGTGGCACATCACCCGCGTTACCCGTCGACTCAATGACCGGATGCTGGCTGAGCCCGGCGTTCACCGCCTGCAGCTCTATGGGCTGGCCGGCCGTGAGAAGACCTTCGAGTGGTACGAGCGATCGCTCGGCTACACCCGCGAGGCAACCCTGCGGCGTTACTGCGCCAACGGTGCAGACGCGATCCTGTTTTCACGCGTAAAGGAGGCGGGCTGATGGCCGGCGGCGGCAATATCGGCAAGGGCAATTGGGCTGACCCCACTGGGCTGGTCCAGAAATCCGGCGCGGGCAAGTGGATGGACCCGCTGGGCCTGACGAAGACCCCAAAGCAGGGCGAATCCGCTGCTGATGTGGCTGCGCGCCTGGAGATGGAGCGGCAGGCCCAAATCAAGCAGACGCAGGGCCGCATCAATCAGGTGTTCGACAACCCGCGCCGGGCTCGAGACATCGCCGATTTCGTGGGCGCGGTGCGCACGCGCGCGATGGAAGACCTGAACCGCCAGAACGCCGATGCGACGCGTGAGCTGACCTTCGCGCTAGCGCGCGGCGGCCTGAGCGGCGGGAGCGTCAACGTGGATCAGAACCGCCGGCTGGCCGACGACTACAACCGGGGGCTGCTCAACGTCGAGAGCCGCGCCCAGGGTGCTGGCGCGCAGCTGGAGGCGGCCGATCAGGACGCTCGTGCGCGCCTGATCCAGCTGGCTACCTCCGGACTTGATGCCACCACCGCGGCATCGCAGGCGGCGGCAGGGCTGCGCTCGAATCTGGAGACAGCACGTTCCGCATCGACAGGCGAAGAACTGGCCGACCAGTTCGGTGCCATCGGCAGTTTCGTGAAGAACCGCCGCGACGAGGCAAACCGTCGTGAGGCAACCCGCGTGTCGCAGGTGAACCTGTACGGCGGCGGCTACGGCACCTATGGAGGCTAAATAATGGGCCAGGTAATCCCAATCGCTCTAGCCGTCGCCGGCACTGCGCTCCAGCAGCAGGAAACCGAGCGCGTCGCCAGGAAGCAAGACCAGGCCACGGCGCAGAGCCTGCTCAACCAGTCCCGCCGGCAGCAGGATGCCGACGCCAAGGTGAACGAGCAGATCGCACAGACTGAGGCCAGCACGGCGGAAGACGCGCGCGCAGAGGCTCTCAATCAGTACATGGGTCAGCTTCGCCGTGGGCGGCCGCAGGCCGTCGCAGGCCTGGAGTCAACCTTGGGCGGAGAGGCGTTCCAGGCTGACGCCAGCGCGGCGCGGGCAGGCGCGGACGCTGCCGCTCAGACCACCGCCGGACTGATGTCGCGCATCGATGCCCCGCAGCGCCAGCGGCAGGATGAAGCCTTTGGGTACGGCCGCTTGGCCACCGACATTGACATGCTGGCGCGCGAGGCGGCAGGGCAGAACTTTGTGGATCAGATGCGCATCCGTGCGATTCGCCGCCGTCCCGAGGTCGATCTGCTGGCCGGCGCGATGACGGCGGCCGGCGGGGCGATGGGTGGCGGCGGAACCATCGCCGGCTCCGCCAGTGGCATGCAGATGGGCAACAACTTGGACGCCATGTACGACCTGCCGGGTGCTGGTAGGCGGTATGGCTACGGCGTCCCCCGCGGCGGCTTTGGAGGCTGACATGGCAAATGGATACCAGCGAGCCGGGGCGGCCATCGGGGCGGCACTGTTCGGCAACGGCCGGGAGGCCTACAACGACCAGTTGAGCCAGGAGTACAAGATCGCCTACGCGCTTGAGCAGGCGCGCAAGGCACGTAGTGACCGGATGATCGGCGACCAGAACGTTGCGTCCCGCCAGGGTCTGACGCCTGAACTCGTTGGCCGGGCGCGAGCAGGTGACGTGGATGCTCTCAATGAGCTGACCGCGCTCGGGCTTACGTCCAATGCGAACGTGGACATGGGCGTCTTGGGAGACACCCAGAGCTTCGCTTTCCGCCAAGCTGCCCGCGAGAGAGCCGTCTTGGGCGACCAGGTCGGAGCCAACGCTGAACTGTTCGGGCTGGCGAATGGGCCGGTGGACACGACGAAGATCTCGGATGGCGTCGCCTACAACCCGCTTGGCGCTTCGTCGCAGGATCTCAATGTGACCCCGCTCGGCGAGGCTACGATTCGGCAACGGGATGCATCTGCTGCGTCCAGCTACGCCACGGCTGCGCGAACCAGGCAGGCAACAGGCTTGGACATGGCGAAGTTCAATCGAGGCGGCGGCGGCACCCTCGGCGACCGACCAGCAAAGCCGCCGACTGCCGCCCAGGTAAAGGCCGACCAGGCTGCGGCAACGAAGAGCGCGCAGCTCGGCAACGTAAACCGTGGGATCGATCGGATCAGCGCCGCGCTAGGGAATTTGGGCGGCGCATTCGTGGACACTGGCCCGGTTGATCAGTATCTGGTGCGCAACACCGCCGCTGGTCAGGAGCTGGAGGCCGCCGTTGGCGCGATCCAGAACTCGATGCTCGCGCTTACTCGCGTTCCTGGCGTGGGCTCGCAGTCCGATCTGGAAGCGAAGATTGCCAACCTGCAATACCCATCCCTGTCCAACGCGCCGAGCGTCAACGCCAACACGATGAAGCAGCTCAAGGCATTCGTTGACGAGCTGCAGGGCATCACTGGCGGGGCGGGCACGCTTGGCGACATGCCGGCCGCTGCGCCGGCTCGCGCGCCTGGCCTACCCGACGCTGCGCCCGTTCAGCGGGCTCGCAACCCACGCACCGGCCAAGTGCTGGTCCTCCGCAATGGTCAATGGGTGCCCGAATAATGGCGACTCCACCGCTTCCCCCTGGCTTTGTGCTTGAGCCGGCCGCAAACACCGGGGCCGCGCCACCGCTTCCTCCCGGCTTCGTCATGGAGGACATCCCGACCTTGCCCACTGTGCAGGCGGATCGCCCTGACTTCTCCGGGGTGAGCGCCACTGTGGATAGCACCGCCGATGGGAGGCAGGCCGACGGTTGGAAGGCTGGCATTCCGCGCGATGCCGCGTTCGGCGTGCGGTCAGCGCTCCAGAGCGTCGGCGGCCTGCTTGGCGCGATCGGCGGCGATGCCTTCAACAACTACATCGCGAACCCTGCAGCCAGGGCGCTTGGATTGCAGGAGGCGCGGCCGTATCGCGAGGAAGCGATCGCCCTGGGTGATGCGCTCGGCCTGCCCAAAGCTCAGACTGCCGGCGACCGCGTGCTGGGCGACGTGGGCGAGGCGCTGACCGGCACGGCACTCACCCTGGGTGGCGGTGCTGCGCTCAATGCGGGACGGCCGGCGGCCAGTATTGCGCCCACGCTCGGCGAGCGCGCTGGGCAGTTCCTGACCGCGCAACCCGCTCTGCAGACGATCAGCGCAGCCACCGGGGCAGCAGCTGCGTCCGGCACGAAGGAAGCAGGCGGCGGCCCGCTGGCGCAGCTCGGTGCTGGCCTGGC